AATCCTTGTCATCGCTTGATACGGCTGCTACATTTCCTGTGTTTAATAATTTAATTTGATCTACAAGATAGTCAATGCTGGTACCGTAATAATGCCCATCAGGATCCACTCGCCATTTTAATATATCTCTAAAAATACTTTTGATAGGATCTGTGACCATATCTAACTCGTGCATTTCTAAAGGAACTGGTAAATTAGGGCCAGACTCGTCTTGTTGTTCCCAGTCCATCATTCTATAGTCCTTTGCAAACAATACTCAGTTAGGATACGTTCTCTATGCCACTCGTCACTTTGAGGTGTGTCAGCAAACTCTTGAAAGCAAGGCGTGCCTAATGTATAGTGCAACAGTTTTGCATTCTTATTAATGCCGTATTCGTCAGGCAACCAATTCCATTCAGGCGGCAGTTCACCAATACGGTCATCATCTAGCCACGAGAAGCGGTGGAGCTCACTGCCTGTGGATTGCTGGACGAACTGGGGAGTAAGTCGCCTGTTAGGAAAAGAATTACAATTCCACAAAATAACACTACTCCAATTTTTTCGAGGATAGTCTTCATTCTTTGCTCCTAGATATTTTACAGGCATGCGTGTTTGGTAGTCATGTTTGACCACCATCACATCCATATAGGGATTCTGTAATTCCCATAACTTGACAATGTCATCACGCACAATCATGTCGCCGTCAACGAATATGGCCCAACCTGTGTAGTCTTGCAGGTGTGGTACTAGAAAACGTGTGTAGATAAAATGATTTGACCCGTCGGTGTGTGTTTCTTCGTAGTCTCGAAACAGGTTCAGGGCTACAGGAATAATAGCCACAGGCTTTGATGCATGTCTTATGATTGAGTTGGCACAGGTGTGAAAAGCAATGGCTTCTCTTGGATCATAGCCAACGTAGACTGGTATGGCTTTCATCGACGTTCAATGTCTTCTTCTACACAATTTTCACCGTATTGAATTTCAATCAGCTTGAGAGGTTGGTCAGTTTCGTTGCATAACTGGTGCCATTCATTGAGCTTGATCCATGTGCTTTGGTGACGAGCAGGACTTGCCATTAAATCACGATCTGTGCTGTGTGGGTCCACTGTATAAACCGTTGCTTCTCCTTCGGCCACAAACCAAAATTCTGCACGTTTGTCATGTCGTTGCATGCTCAAACAAGTTTTGGGAGACACGGTAAGTTCTTTGAGTTTAACATGATTGCCTACTTCGTGCAACACACGATAGTATCCCCAGGCACGAGTAGTCTTGGGTTTCTTCCAATCTTCTAAAATCCACGAACTGGAGTTCATTTTGTTTTCGCCGCCGACCCCAAACACAAACTCCACATCATCAAACACCATTTCAGGAATGTTATCCTTTGTGCGATCGCCTCCGTTGGCAAATACGATTTGATCATTAGGGTAACGTTGCTTTGTTAGTTGGATTGCGTCACAGCTTGATCCGTCATTGTCGTTATAAACAACAACCTCGTCTACAATACTCAAAGCACTAACTAGTGCAAAGCGTTCACTCATAGGCATGAATGGCTTGCCTTTTTTACGAGTAAGCCATTCATCTGAATTGAGTCCAACTACAAGTTTATCTCCTAGTTGTTTTGCTGCCTGAAAGTAGGCAAGGTGCCCGGAGTGGATGGGGTCAAAACCCCCTGTGACTATAACAATTTTCATACTGTTATTTAAACACAGTATCAGAACAGGTCTGTTTTTTCCCAGGGCAAATAATCTTTGCCAAAGTGACCATAGTTGGTGGTTGAGCTGTAGATAGGGCGGAACAAATCAAATCGTTCAATAATGCCCCGAGGAGTTAGATCAACGTTGTCTTGTATCCACTTAGTTAACTCTCGGCCTTGGCTGGCATTGGCAGTTTCTACGTAAAAACTCATGGGCTGAGACAGTCCAATAGCATAACTGATCTGTACGGTGGCCCAATCAGCCCGACCACTTGCCACAATGTTCTTGGCAATCCAACGTGTCAAGTAGGCAGCACTCCTATCCACTTTAGTAGGATCTTTGCCACTGAAGGCTCCGCCACCATGAGGACTATAGCCACCGTAAGTATCAACAATAATCTTACGGCCAGTAAGCCCAGTATCGCCATCAGGGCCACCAATAACAAATCTACCAGTAGGGTTAATAAAGAATTCAGTTTGGTCATCTATTAATCTCATTGGTAATACGCTACGGATTACTTCTTCAACTGCGGCTCGCACAACGCTGATAGGCATGTTGTCGCTGTGTTGGGTACTACATACCACCTTGGCAATACGTGTTGGGGAGCCGTCATCGTTGTATTCAAATGTTACTTGACTTTTTGCATCTGGGCCCAACCACGCTAGGTCATTATTTTTGCGTAATTTGGCAAGATGTTCTACAATCTTATGACTCCAATAAATTGCGCTAGGCATGAGTGCATCGGTTTCATTGCAGGCATACCCAAACATTAAGCCTTGATCGCCTGCACCAAATGTGTCAGTTCCCAGTGCAATGTCGGCACTTTGTCCGTGCAACAAATTTGTGATCTCTACTGTTTGCCAGTTGAATCCTGCTTGTTCGTACCCAACATCTTTAATAACCTTGCGAACTGCACTATCAACTTCCTCGGCGTGTAATATGCCTTTGTATTCGCCTGCTACAATAACACGATTAGTAGTGACCAATGTCTCACATGCACATCGTAATGTTGTGTCTTGTTTGGTCATGACCAAATCCAATACAGCATCGCTGATAGCGTCTGCTATTTTGTCTGGGTGACCCTCTGACACACTTTCACTTGTAAATAGATAACTCATTGATTCCTTTAAACTTGTATATCTTCCATGCCAGCAGTACGTAATCGTACCACATGGCCCATTTGCCATTGTTTGGTGTCAAGACCTTTCATGATACCTAACCAACGATTTCGTAGATACGCTACTTCATTGATGATAGTTTCATAATCAATAACTTCGTCCTCACCATCAACATATTTCTCAGCGTCTCTACTGGTCAAGGCTCTGGCATATCCTTCCAAATATTTTTGAAAGTGTTTGCGCCGAATCTTGCGCAGTTGAATGTTAAGAAAATTTAATACAGCCTCGATCTCTTGCAATTGATTGAATCTATGCTCTGTGATACCCGGCAATGCAGTGATGTTTTTTTCTACTATACCACCAATTTTGCAATCTCGTTTGGCCAGATCCAATTCATTCTCGTAATGTTGTATGAAGTCTGGTATGAGTCCAAGATTGGCAGTAACTTTACTATACCACATGTGTTATCCTATTGTTAGCCAAGAAAAAATGTCTTTCCATTTGGTTTTTCTTCTGTGATCGTTGGCATCAAGATATTGTAATAGACCGTGTTGTCTGCTAAGATCAGTTTTGCAATTCGTTTTTAGTTTTGACACAATGCCATTAAAACTCTCAAGTGTTGTTTTGTCGTCCCAAGTTTCCTTGGGTAATAAATTATACACTGATTCCAAGCTAGAGTCAAATACAGAGTAATCAAACATAGCGGGATCAAACACACTTCTGTTATTAGGCAGAACCAAGTGCATGTACCAAAATATTTTTTGTTTTGTACACCATTGATTGTACTTTTGTGCTAACTCTGGCATACTGGGAATTGACAGTGAAGTTATAGTCGACAATAGACCAATTCGAAATGCTGACGTGTTGATTAACAACTCCATGTTACGATCAAAAATATCTAATGAGAATCCATGCCTTATGTATTCTTGTGACTGACCCCAGCAATCAATACTGACCTGGATATCAATTCGTTTTAGTTTATTTTGTTGTTTTAAATCTCTTAGTTTTTCCAATATAGGTTCTATAACCTTGGTTGGCAAAATAAGATTGGTAACTAAATTAAACTCTAGATTCGGGTGAGGATGTTGTTCGAAATATTCAATCAACTTCAATACGTCGGGTTGTAAGAAAGGTTCACCACCTAAAATTTGTAATCGTTGTAACGATAGACTATTTGTTTCAAACCATGACCAAAACTTTGGAACAAGCTCGTGATATGTGTTATCAATGTATTCAAAATCTAATTCAGGAAGAATTGCACCCCCAAACTTTTTATTTTCGGCCTGGATTGATGAACTAACTTTTGCATTGCAATAGATGCATGATAGATTACAGGTGTTAGAAAAAAACACTTCTAACACCACAGGATTAACTGTAATTAACGTATTGTCTTGATCAAGTTCTTTAGGGTATACCTCTGGAATTTGATTTTGAAACATACGATCACTGATACCACCACTGTGTTCAATATCCCGACAATATTCGCAACCATTACCGGGCCACAGAGACTGTAGCATCACACTCCTGTCTTTTACTTTGACAGGAGTGTTATGGAAGTCTTCAAATTTTTCTGGTATAATCGATGTACTGGCCCTATGACACGAAGAAGTGGTCCCTTGATTTAGATATAATGTGCTCCAAGACCATTTTGACCTACAACTAGTTTCCGAGTCAATAGGGAAGTATTTTGAGGACATTAGTCTTCCCAGTCTTTGTCATCAAAGTCATCAAAGTCTTCGTCTTCATCGGCATCTTCTTCGTCAACATAATCTTTGTCGTTGTCAAGATATGCGGTTAGCGCACGTTTGATATCCGAATCGCCCTTGAAGGCATTGCGGATATCTTCTACGTCTGAATCATTGTCCATCAAGATCTGCACCACAGTTTCTGCAGCCTCTG